GTCCCTCCAGATCACAACTCAAGATTAATGATTTACTTGTATAGTGTCAAACAGTTTTTTTATGTTTGTTAGATTTTCTTTCGCAATCTTTGCAATAGTGCTCTACGTCTTTATGTCTCAAACCGTAAGCCAGGATAACTCTGCACCCGTTACAGAGTAGAGCGCCAGCACCGCTGTTAAACTTCACGATTGCGTGCTTGTACTCTTTCATCACTCAACCTCTAAATGGAAATCAACAAACACTTTCAGTGTTCGCCCATCGTCCTGATACGATAACCAAACAAACTCGTCCTCTTCGAGATGATTTACATAACTGCGGCCGTGACCATCGATCACTTCAACACGATTGACCAACTTGCAGTTTGCTTTCCGCTCCATATCACACAATTCTTTGTACCAACCCCAAGCGAGTTTCTCAAGGGTGTCACGGTCACAGGTCTTGATGCTGTTTGGAATGTTCATCACTCACCCTCCAAGGTTTAAAATTTGTCTTATATGGTTACCATTAGTGCTGCTTTTGGTAAATATATAAACCATTCGCTCATTGTGTTGTGCTGTTGTTCGCTTATTAAGTGCAGATAACTGCACTGGTGCTAAAATTGGGACTGTCTTTTAGTGTGCACACGGCGCAGTCATTCCGTAATGTCTAAAATCTGTTACTTTGTGTACACGTATTCGCCTTATGTACGAATGCAAGCACACTTTAATGCGCCACATAAAGTGTCGCGATTACACTTATCTGCGCTTAGTCTTCTATGTAATCTTCAAACATGTCTTGTTTAACAGGGTCTATGTAGTCGACCTCAAAGTAACTAACCCGAGGCACCAGGCTAACAGGTGCTACCGCTTCCTCAACCCATGACGCATAACTAGCGTGCTCGTTATCGGTATATACACCGAGTATATACTCACTCTGTCCTGTGCTCTTCTGTACCATCTCTACTATGTACATCGCTATGCTCCCAAAAAGAATAGCCATACAGCTCAGCGGCTCTCATGTACCTTCGTAATGTCTGCTCTGATACACCATGGATCAAAGCTAGGTTTTCATAGTATACGCCTTTGTTTACTAATTCAAAACATTCAGCGATTTGTTCAATCGTTAGTTTAGGTTTAAAGGGCGCTGCCTTTTTTGGCTTTGCCCTTTTTTTGGCTGGGTACTTCCGCACTAGGTATTCGCGTAGATCCATTAGAAAATGCTCCGATAGATCATGCCGTGACGGGCGCGATAGATCGTATTCTTGTGCACGCCGTACTCTTTAGCTTGCTGCTTATCGGTCTTACCGTAGCGGTTGATGCGAATTGCCCGAACCTGCTCGGGCGTTAACTTGTAATTTCTTTTCATGTTATCCCCACTGCTCTGCCATAGCGTCTGCGATCCCTTGATAGGTTTTGCTTCTCAGCTTCCACCTATCCGCGCTTGGGCCTAGTTTGTTTTGTCCGCTTGGTGTTTGGTTTGCCCATACTGGGTGCGGCGGGTTTTCTTCAAGGCTACCGAATAGAATTCCGTCAATCATTTTGTAATCGGCCTCATCCATTGTTGGCCCAATGCAATCGCAATCCGCGTAGTGGTCAAAATGATCTTGGCAAAATGGTTCCCCGCATACGTCACATAATAGGCAATCGCTCGCGTATTTTACTGGCAGCCACCCATTAGGCGGGATTATTTTTGTTGCGGTTAGCGGAGCCAGGTTTTTCAGCCACAAACAGGTTTTCTTGCTCGCATCATCGCCAAACCACCAAGGCTGAATGATCTGGTCGGGCTTGCGGATTCTTGAGCTGATGCAGCTAACAGGATTCTCTAGGGCAATGCGCTCAATGGGAGCTGCAAGAAGTAATCGCACAAAGTCTAGCGCCTCCTCTGTCTTTTCTGCTCGGCCTTCTATGCGCTTGTTCCAATGAAGGCCAGACACGGCCAGATAAGTACAAGGTGGGTGGGCGATCATTAAATCCCAGCCATCGCAAAGAACATCCCTCACATCGCCTTGATAATGGTTGGGTGAGCTATCATCTGCGGGCAACAGATCGCAAGAAAGCGCGTAATGTCCGCGCCTTCTGAATGCCTCTCTAACTGTTCCGCTATACTCGCAGGCTACTAATACTCTCATAATCACAACCCCAGCCAAGCGCCAGCCAGCCCGATACCGCCGACCACCATGAAAAATACAGCGCCGATTGACCAAAGCGCGTTCTCGATAAACTCGCGGCGTTTGCGTTTACGCACTTGCTCATAAGTCTCTGCCATTGGTTTATTTTTCATCACAACCTCCCACTAATGCATGCCACATCTCGTAAATATATTGAATGTCTGAGCCACCATCAAGGTCATAGAACCCTGTAGCCCATGCGATTTTATTCTTGTGGTCTACACCGATCATTGAGTGCTCGTCCCCGTATATCGGATGCTCCACAAGATTGAACTCCTTACACTCATGCAACACATAAGGATTTTCAGACATTATTTTTTCGTAGCTTAATTGACTCATAACTCCCTCCGTGGCCGCGCTTATGCGGCCTTGTTGATTGTGTATGCGTTGTGATCTACGCGCTGGTATAAGCCGCTGTAATCGCCGTCACGCTGAATTAGGATGATGTCCGCGCCAGTGTCCGTTTCGCGCACCCATGCTAGGCGTTGCTCGATATCCCAGCCAGCAATGCCAGCGTTTACTGTTACAGTGCCTAAAACGAAACCTTGTGGTGCTGGTTGTAGGTTTTTCATTGTGCTTCCCTCTCAGTTAGTGGCGCTCCCCGCGCCGATGAGTCCAATTATAAGAATACTTTTTAATGTGTCAAATGTTTTTTATATCTCAATAGATCAATTTGTCATAAGGTTTGTGGTTTATATAACTAAGATATAGAATTGGTAGACACAAAGGAGGGCCATACCATGTCTGACATGCGGCACAAACTCGACAAAGACACACGACAAAGACACTTCCCTGAATACGATGGCGGCAAAGGCTCTAAACCAAGAAAGAGCACAGCCGAGTCACGCGATAAATTTAAGGCTAACTACGACAAGATCAATTGGGGTAGTAAGTAATGGCTGCAACTAACCCTGCTAAGCTGAGAGCGGTACGCCAAGAGTCCTTAAGAGAGCTATTATCTAAGCAAAAGCATCTAGAGAAAGCTGTTGATAACATTATAAAAATCGAACAGCAGGGCTCAAGCATGGAAACTAACGAGCTGAATGCCCTTAAGTACGCTACTGAGGCGCGTATAAAGCTACTAGGTAAGTACCTGCCAGACCTGAAAGCAACTGAAATGACAGGCGAAGGCGGTGCTGATCTGATCGTATCGGTAATTAAGAAGCGATTTGATGGCAACGATTGAGTATCACCTAAAGCCACAAGGGCAAGTGCTGCAGGAGTTTGCCGATTGCCGAGAGCGTAACAGCTTTATCATGGGGCCGCTTGGTTCTGGTAAGACAGTCCAGACTATCCTCAAGCTGTTTGACTTGATGTGTGAGCAAGCGCCAGTTAAGAGCGAACAACATCCTAATCATGGTGTACGCTTAAGTCGTATCATCGCGGCAAGGAACACATACAGCGAGCTATTCAGCACGACAATCAAGGACTGGATCGAGATACTCGGCGACTTGGGTGAGTTTAAACAGGGCAACAAGGAACCGCCTACACACAGGCTATCGTTCGGGCTGGACGATGGTACTAGCGTTCGGTGTGAGGTTATCTTCATTGCCTTTGATAGGCCCGATCACGTCAAAAAAGCCAGGGGCATACAAACAACATGGGTTTGGCTGAACGAAGCCAAGGAACACAGCAAGGCCGTTGTGGATATGCTCGACCTACGGGCAGGCCGATACCCCAGTCCGAAAGAAGGCGCACGCCCTACTCACTATGGCATAGTAGGTGATAGTAACGCACCCGATGAAGACCATTGGTATTACAAGCTAGCCGAGGAAGAGAGACCCGAAGGTTGGGCATTCCATCGTCAACCAGGCGGAGTGTTCAAGGATGGTGACCAATGGCGTGTCAATCCTGACGCCGAGAACCTCGATAACCTGCCAACCGCTTATTACCACCGAGGTCTGCAGGGTAAGACCGATGACTGGATCAAAGTAAACCTAGCGAATGAGTACGGCTTTGTTAGCTCAGGTAAACCCGTTCACCCAATGTATGTGGACTCGGTACACTGTTCGCCTTCTGAATTCACGCCCTCACTTGATATCCCGATAATCCTCGGGTTTGACTTTGGGCGTACGCCTGCATGTGCCTTCTTACAGCGTACAAGCATGGGCAGGTGGGTTTGCTTCGATGAGTTCTGCCTGACTGATAGCGGTGCGGTAGACTTTGCACCACAGTTGAAAAGGTACATTGATGCTAATTACCCCAACCATAAGTTCAAGGGCTGGGGTGATCCGAGTGGTGACAACAAGAACCAGGCTAATGCTGATACGCCGTTTAAGATCATACGCGCTGCAGGGATTCCCTGCTCACCGACTAGCACCAATGACCCAGCGATGCGAAGGGCTGCACTTGAAATACCCATGAAAGAGAATTGCATGGACGGCAAGCCTCGATTCCATGTACTGCCCAAGGCTAGGATGATCCGCAAGGGCTTACAAGGTGGCTTCTGCTATCGGCGCATTCAAGTATCGGGTGATCGATACACCGATGAGCCAGACAAGAACGAATACAGTCACCCTGTAGAAGCTCTCGAATACGCTTTACAGGGCGAAGGTGAAGGCAGGCAAGCGCTGACAAGGGCGCAGGGCTTTGATCGTCCTACAACAGCGAGGGTGGCTTTCAGTGTCTTCTGAGGTTTACGTAGTCTTTACCGAGGATAGCGGACACTGGTGGTCTAGGTTTCTGCACCCATTCATTCAGCATTGCTACGTGTTGATACCTGATCGTGGGCGCTGGATTATCTACGGCAAGACTGAGCAGTACTTTGATCTTTTTACTTTAGACGATCAACCCTTTAAACTAGACGAAGTTATTGTAGTCAAGGCGACTAGGAAACAAACAAAGCGCAGTCTATTCATGTTGAATACATGTGTGGGCCATGCCAAACAAATACTGGGGATGAATGATCCGTTCATCCTTACACCCTATCAGTTATACAAGAGGCTGAAACAGTGAAGAAACCAAAGGCTCCGAAAAAGTCAGCGCAGGAAGTAGCGGTAGAGCGTAGACAGCAAATCATGCTCGATAAAGAAATCGAGGAACAAGAAGACCGATTCCGCGCTATGTCACGTGGCAAGCTGGGCAAGGCTAGTCTATTAGGCGGCGCACCTAGAACGCGTGCCGAAGCTGCAGGGCGTGGCGCTACTGCTGGTGGCGGTGCTGCTACTGGTTCTCGTGGTTCACTTGTTGGCGGTATTAGCGGAATGGCTGGCGGGTATGGCAGTCGCTCCGTTGGTGTACCGTCTGGATCAATGACCCGCTAGGGGGCTGACATGCAATTACCTTCACACCTTGGTTCACTTCAAGACATAATCACGCGAGAGGC